TTATAATGGCGTTGAGCAATTCGGCGGTTTCAACGTCTGCCTTATCATCAACAGGGATGACTTTCATGCTCGGTCGTGACTGCATGAAGTCGCCCCGTAATTGCCTAACAAACTTCTGTAATTTGTTGACTGTTATGCAAGGTCGGCCTTCCCGCTTCTTCCTGTCAGCGTCAGACCATTGCCCTGCTCCTATGTCATAGGTGAATTGCATATCGTCTTTCGCCGCCGCAAAAACGTGTTCCCATCCGTCAACGGCTACTTTGTATTTCTCTTTTGCATCACTGATTAGGTCTGACATTTATTTCCCTCGTTTGTAGGGCAACAAAAAACGGCGAACAATGAGATGGAGAGGCACCTCACTGCCGCCGTTAATTTGTTCTTGCGTTCCTGTCGGTCTGGCCGGACTTTCAGAAAACCCTAATTTTTACTTCAATTTACTAAATAGTATATTGGCAATATACTAATTAGTCTATTCTATGCACTCATCCACGAACCGCCCCTATAAGACTGTTGCGGTAAAGGTTGAATCACATGATCTTCATACTTGTTGCCTGTCAGGAAATACCGATAGCAATTCTCCATTGCGTGATCGTTCTCTTTAATCGGTTTCTGGTGTTCGTCAAATACCCATCGTTGCACTTCATATAAGAACCGTTCACAGGTATTAAAGATATACAGGGTAGGAAGTCTGTTCACTCCCTTCAAAGCCGTCTGCACATTCTTAATGCCTGAATCCTTGTCCTTAGATGCCACATAAAGTGTTATGCCGTGTTGTAGGAGCTTGTCCTCGATGATAGAGTAGGTATCTCTAAGGTCTGTCCCTAGTCTATTCTTTAGGTAGGAAACATCGCCCTTAGACAACGGGTCGATATAAACATCGTCAAGGTTCCATCCATAACGAATCTTCATCTTGATAATCGTGTCGGCTACCTCATCCCCATTGATGTTCTTCCATACTTCCCCGATGCAGAAATGAATGTCCTGTTTGTTCACCGTCCAGAAGGAAATCATCTGCGGGGTGGATAAATGGAAGTCAATCATGGCAATGACAGGCCAATCCGTAGGCACTTCAAACGGCTCGATGACATGGGTACTGGAATCAAACTCTTTCAATACCCTGCCGACCAATGACTTGAACTGACCGAAAACACGGGGAGGTACGTCGCTCGGATCGATGTCTTTGATGAACTTGAGAATCTTTAATTTGCCGAAGTTCTCATATTCGCTAACTGGTAAATGGTCTTCCAAATACTTTTCTGCCGCCCTCCCCTTATCTATGACGGGCAGTTTCTTTTCGACATTCTCGTAGAGAAGTAAGTTGAAATACTCTTTACTTTGCAGTTCATTCAGACCCATAGTCCTAAGAGTATCCAGATCACTCTTATAAAGATCAGGGTTATCAACAATCGACAAATTATCGACAATTCCTATATCCTTTCGTCCGCTAAGTACGATGTCATCTAAAATCCACGCTTCCTTCAAGGGTGTCAGAGAAAGCAACGTCTTACCGCAGTCCAAGAGAAGCCCTCTCGACATGGCGGTGTATTTCGACTTTGGGGGCGGTTCGTCCATCAACACGCCTTGAATCCTGAACGACTCAAACAGCGAATCATCCTGTGAGTAGGACATGACGGTGACGGTGCTTTTGTTCATCATCTCAAAGAAGTAATCCACGCCCTGTTCATTCTTCTTGGATGTGTACCACCCGTCAGGCAACCACTTCTTGAACTCAGGAACTAAAGACCTTCCTATATGCGACTTCCAATCCTCGCCCGTGAGCATGAGATTGACAGGCGGTTTCAATCCCAACGAAGAACCACGATACCAGTACCCCTCAACACACACCGCACCTGGTTCATCTTTATCAACGTACTGCCACGGTTCGTAACCTAAAAGCCAACTGATTAAGATATTTACGACGGCTGCCGTCTTGCCTATTTTGTTGCTGGAAATCGCCGCAATCGTGGTCTTGTTGTGAACTTCCTTTAAAAGTCTCTCTTGCCAAGGATAGGGAACCCAAAAGAAACACAGGTTGGCCTTCTTGAAAGCCTCTACTCTGGCTTCCGATGCCTCTAGGGAATCACCCTCTATCTGCTGTTTCTTAATTGGAGCTTTTGCCATTAAAAACTCGTCAATGCCGATGTTATTTGGTTCTGACTCGGAGCAAACTGGTCGGGTGTATATCTACAAGGCGTGTATTGAACATTCACCTCACACGTTCCCGCACAGGTAACTTCAAGATATATCCCGATGGCGCATAACTGATAAATGCCCGTGACCCCGTTTAAACCTAACTGAGAAGCATCATACGAAGCTGTGGGGATAATCTCCTGCCCTCCGGCAGACAGGTAATCGTAAAGAGTAATAATCGGGTCATTCACCCCGTCCGTTCCTAAAAGGAAACCGTGAAGGATGGCAGGGCCTGTATAAATCAATGCGCTGGCTGTTTTCTTGACGGGGGAAGTTGATAATAAAAATCGGTCTAGCATGATGCGTACCTCCGTCCAACACGTTTCCACCACGGTTGTTTGTACCAATCTATTTGTTTTTTGAGTTCGGTTACTTCATTGGTTAGCTTCTTGATGTTGTCGTTTTCTTTCGCATCGGCATACACTCTTAGATGTTTCGCAAGAGCGTACACTTTCCAAGCAACCCTAATAGGCTTGACTTCTTCACCGCCCTGTATTTCATCATAAACTCGTTCCAACGCTTCTTCGATAGAAGCCCTTGTCAACCCCATCTTGCTCATTCCGATGGCTATTATCTTGTCAACAGGAGTTTTGTTCTCTAAATAGAAATGGATAACTTCATCTTTCATGGGTAAACCCCCATTAGTAATCCTTTGTGTTGTCGTGGAGTCCAATCAGAGGGAACGGTTGTGACGACTGCGTTATACTGTGCTAATGTTAAAGTAGCCGTCGCACAGTCCACGTTAATTCCGGCGTTGATGTTCGCCTGTTTATGCGTCAAAATCAGTTCGGCAAGTTGCGCTGAAATAGAAACATTCAGATTTACGTCAGCATCGTATTCGGTTAAGACTAGACCTTCTGCTACGGGCTGAATAATAATCGAAGCATTGACGGTCGGTTTATAAGCCGTTAAAATTAACGACTGACAGGTAGCCGACACTTCAAGGTCATCGGACACCGTGACTGTTGGCTTATAAGCCGTCAGGGTTAATCCCTGTGAAGTCGCCCCGACATTAACTTCCGCATTTACAACCGCCGGATATGCCGTTAAGGTCAGTCCTTGCGCCGTTGCTGATACATTCAGACCGGAATTGACATCCGGGTTATAGGCGGTTAGTGTTAGGGCTTGGCAAGTAGCCCCGACATTGACAGAATAACTGACACTGGCCGCCTGTTCTGTAAGGGTTAATGCTTGAACGTTTGGAGATACTTGAACATTTAAATTAACATCTGCGGCATTTTGCGTGACAACCAGTCCGGCACATGAGGCTAAAACATTGACTTCGGCATTAACAACGGGCTTATACTGCGTTAAAGTAAGTGCCTGACTTGTGGCTACAACGCTAGTTTCGGCATTGACCGTAGCGGCGTTTTGAGTCAGAATCAGGCTTTCAGCAGTTGCTGAAACAGGGACATTCAGTTTAACGCTAGGTTTATAGGCCGTAAGAGTAAGGGCTTGGCATGAAGCTGTAAGACTAATCTCTGCGTTGACCGTAGGCTTGTATTGGGTTAAAACCAACCCTGCCTTGGTCGCAGAGACATTGACGTTGATGGTTTCTTCCCAGAACCCAGCAGCCCAGAACCCAGCAGCCCAAAATCCGTCAGCCCAAAAACTCATTTATGCGGCTCCCATCGGTGTTGCACTACCGTCGCCTGCTAAGGTTACATCGTTAATTTTCTGAACATTGACATCGGCCATGTGGTCGCTTCCCACTGTCAGCGTATTCGCCGGCGTCGTTGACCTCACCAGTTTAGCAAGGCCGTAGTCTGCGTGAGCCAAGAGAGCATTAAGAGCCGACAGGCCATAAGTCCCGTTCTTGATAAGAGCCAAAGCCCCTCCTGACCGTTCAATACTGAAAGTCCCCACCCAAGCGTTGATCGTAGCCCCGTCAACCGTGACCCCTTCGACTCTTACCTGATATTCATGCCCTGCCTGATAGAAGTCGCCAACCGTATTATCAGAAGTATCAA